GTGAGGATGAGCGGCGGCAGTTTGATGAGGATCATCCTGACATTGTGCAGATGCGTGGGTTGCTGCGTGCGGAGAACCATGCGTTGCGTGTTGAGTTGGATCGGCTGCGGACGTTCATTCGCAATGCTGGTCTGGCGCTCGAGGCGGAGATATCGCCTGGCCCGGAAATGGAGGAGCTGTTGCGAATGCCGATAGATGAGATTGCGTGGCCGAGTGAGCGCATACGCATGGCAATGAAGAAGGTCCAGTGGCGGGACGGTGAGGAGTGGCGCGACATCGTGACTCTTGGTGAGGTTGTGTGCTGCACGGAGAGGGACTTCTTGCGTGCTGGGAATTTTGGCGAGGCATCTTTGGCTGCGTTGAAGAAGACGCTCGCCGAGATGCATCCGCATCTTCGCCTGCGCTATTAGGAGTGTGTGATGGCGGTAAAGGAAGTGAGTGCTGAGGACGTTGCGATACTGCGTAAGGATAACGAGAGGATGGGGTTTGCCGACTCTGACTTGATACAGAGGTTGTGGGGCGGCCAAGTGCGTCTGGAGTGGGATCGTGATGAGGCGCGTTCGGAGATTGCGCGACTGGAGGCCAAGATTGAACGTCTGCGGGCTGAGCGCGACAAGTGGGTGGAGTATGTGACCTGCGACCGCGCTGAACTGGTGCTTGCGCTGGAGGCTGCGCTTGCGCGCGCCGAGAAGGCGGAGGCGCAGCTGCATCGTCGGCGCGAGGAAGACCGGGCCATACAGGAGTTTTTGGCGCGGGATGAGCCGTTGGGCAATGTGGGCAATGCGGGCAATGAGGATGAACCGTTCTGCGGGACCGAGTCCTGAGCATCCTGAGCTCTTGTCGAAGGGGTCGAAGGAGTGAGGGATGCTTGATCCTGGCAGCAGGCCTGATGACGATGGCCCGTGGGCGTGCCTGGCGCCGAACCTGAAGCGGCGGATCTGGACGCTGCGGGATGGCCAGTGCCGGTGGCCGCTGTGGGATGAGCTGCCGGTGAAGGATCGGGATCGGTTTTACTGCGGCATGCCGGTGGCGGCAGACCGGCGTCTTGGCGCGGCGGTGTCGTACTGCAAGCGGCATTGCCGGCTGGCGTTTGGGCAACGGAGGGAGTGATGAGTCTGTATCGGGCGAGCAAGAAGGCGGACAAGAAGCACCCTGCAAGGGCGAGCTGGGCCCCGGCGCAGCGGCGCGCGTGGCTCGGCAAGAAGTACCCGGTTGATAGCGGCGTGCTCGGGATGCTCTACGAGGATGCGATGGCGGCGCGGGCCGTGCGGGTGACCAAGTGCCCGGACGGCAAGCGGCCGGAGAAGAAGCCGGGGGATCGGACGCAGTGGAGCTCGAAGGCGTGGGATCGGATGAAGTGAAGGATCAGGCCTCTGCCGCTATTGCGAGGCAGATGCAGCAGAGCACTGCGGCGGCGATGATGACGATGTCGGCTGGGAATATAGGCGTCGTGAGCATGTGCGTTGCGGGGTTGCGGATAGGCAACGACCATCTGGGCGATTTGGTTCCCAGAGGTTCACATGCCACTCAAGAGCGGACGATCCCAGAAGACCATCTCGAGCAACATCAGGACTGAGATCAAGGCGGGCCGGCCGCGCAAGCAGGCGATTGCGATCGCGATGCGCAAGGCCGGCAAGGCGAAGAAAAAATGATCGCGCGGGAGCTGCTCGTGGTCCTGGCGCTGATCGCCCTGGTTCTTGCGGCGCTCTACATTGCGGTCATCTTTGGGATGCGGCCGGCGCAGGCCGCTTCGACAAGCGCTCAGCGGTGGTACAGCTGGCCGCCGGCCTATCCGTATGATCCACGTAGCTTAAGCAACTGAAATCATTGAGTCCCGTATGAAAATGTTTTTCGTTCGTTCACGGCCCGTATGCCTCGGAAGCGCCGTTAAAGACGAGACCACCAGCCATGAGACTGATTCGTGTCTTCCCCCGCAAGACCAAGGCGACGCCGGACGACGTGCTCGCCTACTTCGGCGTTGCGACAGGCGGCGCGCGTTTATTCCGAGGTGATCGAGCGGCACGTCCCCGATGGCCCGGACAAGACGTACCTGATACGGAAGTTGCGCGAGGTTGCCATGTGGGCGAACGTTGCGATCACCCAGCAGCCTGACGGAACGCCGCGAGCATGACCCGTTCCGGCCAACAAAGACTTGCCGCGATCGCGCCGGCGATTGCTCGCAGAGACGAGTTCCGTGAGCGCATCCGGAAAGCCGCCAGAGACCAGGAAACGCTCGCCTGCCTCATGGCCGAGGCAATCGAGATGCTGCTCGACGCAAATGGCCTGGAGGTGGTGAGCAAGGACGGTCGCAAAGTCGTCTGCATGGAAGAGATCACGGCGTGCCACTGCCTGGTCGATGCCAGAATGACGAAGCTGACCGGTAGAGAGATGGAATGCCTGCGCTGGGCCTCCGAAGGAAAGACCGCGCGGGAAACGGCGATGATCCTGGGCATCTCTCCTGAAACGGCGCGGTGGTATTTGCGGAAAGTGCGGGAAAAGATGGATTGCTGCAGGTTGGTGCAGGCGGTCATGAAGGGCTGACATGATTAGCACCATCGTTGGCCTGATCTTCCTGTGCGTCCTGCTCGGCTTCGTGGTCTGGGCCGGCCAGCGGCTGCTGGCGCTGGTTCCGCTTGGCGAGCCGTTTGCGACCATCATTCATGTTCTGCTGGTGCTGCTGCTGGTGGTCATCGTGCTGTACGTGCTCGCAGTGCTGCTGGGGCTGGCGGGCATCCATGTGCCGTATGTTGGGACGACGGGACTGCGATGACCGGGCCGATCGAAGAAGCTGGTGCTACCGCCAGAAGCTTTCTCGACATCATGAAGCAGCAGCCGGCGCTGCTCGGCAGTGTGATGACCAACTTCGCTTTGATTGCGTTCATCTTCTATGCACTCCAGGGAGCAGCTGAATATAGAGACCGGCTGACGAAGCAGGTGCTCGACAACGCCAACTCTATCCACACGATCCTGAGTCAGCGCGCGATCTCATGCCCGGATGACGGCCCGAAGTTCAGGATCCAGTCGGACGAGTCGAAACCTGCGGAGTTGCCGCAGCCTCCGGCGCCGCCATGATGACGGTATTTGACGGCATCCCGGAGATCTTCATCGAGCGCTACGACGCGCTGTTCCAGAAATGGGGCCGGGAGTTCGCCCGGCGCGGCAGGAAGGTCGCCATTGTGTTCGACCGGATGCCGGACGAGGCGGCGGTCAAGGACGAGGAGGGCCGCGATGTCCTGGTCGGCGCGTGGCTTACCGCCGAGGTCGATGTGCGGGACCGCACGATGGTGGTCCGGCCGGCGACCGACTGGGACCGCCACATGATCGACGTGCATTGTTCCAAGCTGAGACGGTGGATGCTGCAATGAGGGCGGACCCGGTCGGTGAGAGCTACTCTGCCCGCAGAGGGGCAACTCTTTGGGCAGAGCAGTCATCACCGCGGGGGTCTTCTGTGCCGCGGCGATCGGCGAGCAACCTGAGATTTGTGTAGAGGTTGCGCAGGCCTTCCATGGACATGGCCTCGAGCACGGCCTGGGGGTCGCGGACGGACTTGGGCGGCAACTGCGCGATGATGCGCTCGATCAGGACGTCTCTCTCGCGAGGCCGCATCATCACAGTCAACGCTATATCCCCCCTCCGGTCTGTCCGGTCGCCGTCATAGCACCCCCCTCATGTGGGGGGTGGCACCGTCACGAATTGTTACACGTTCCACGTGAAACGTCTCGGGCAGGACGGGTAAATGACGAAAGGTCGATCTCCAGATTGAAGAGTCCAGCGAGATCGTTATCGGTGGCCGCGAGGATGGGCCGATACCGCGGTGGCTTCGCCTGGAGGACCGTTCTGCGCTTGCGCGCCTTCACGTCGAGCAGTCTTGTCTCATGCTCGGTGAGCTCGCCGTCAAGATAGGCCTGATAGAGTTCCTTGATGAGGGCGTCGATGTCACCCGGATGCCCCGCGAGGCGGATCCGGGTCGCCAAATTCTCATTCTTCACTTCGCCGAGCCGCTTTCTTTCCTGTTTTGGGGTCATCATCGGGTCTAACGCTTAAGAATAGACTCGTATCCGTGGTACTCAATTTTTTGGACTGAGTGCGGTTTGAACCCACCCCCCTGGAGGGTTGCCACCGGCCTTTTTTGAGCCAGTCCGACCACTCCTTCGAGACGATGCGGATGATGTTGGTGAGGCTGCGTTGGCCGGTCCGGCGGCGCTCCTGTACTGAGATGATTGGGGAATTGAGGATAGGCCCCCTCCCCTGCGCCTCCCTGAGCGCGTTCTGCACCGTGGTCCGGTGCACGCCGGCCCTGGCTGCGATGGCGTCGATGTGCGAGTCGCAGTAGCCCTTGGCCCTACACTCGTCGCCGACGATGCGCATCACGGCGATCTCGCCCCAGGTAAACCTGGCAGCCAGGGTCGGCGGCAGCGGGCCAGAGGCTACAAGGCGGCGGCGCCGTTCGATCGAAGCCTGGCGGTCCGGGCTGCGGATCGGCTTGTACCTGGGCTGGCGGCGAGGCTGCAGTTTCCGTACGGGATCTGCAGCTGGAGCCGACGGCTGCCGGTCTGGGACAGCGTCAAATGTCCCGGCGGGCGGGACGAATGAGCGGAGCTTGGCTACGTCTGCTTCAGAGAGAAGTTTCGATTTCGTTAACATGCGGCCTCCGTGAGGTCGCAAGGAGCAAAATTTATCCCCAACGCAGACGACGTCCGCGCTTGACTTTACCGGGTGACATATGGTTTCTGGGGATTGCTTTAGATATGGTACTCCTTACGACCGAGACCCGGCGCTCGAACGCCGGGTTTCTCATTTTCAGATATGAGTCGCGCGTTGGCTGCAACTGCCGCGCGCCCCAATCCCCAGAACTATCTATTACCTATTAACGAAGCGTTAACCGGCGCCGGACGTCCCAACGTTGACACGTGGTCACGTGGTCATGGGATCACGTGGTCGCGTGGTCGCGTGGTAGTGTGTGGATGCGGGCCAGCCGTGGTGCACACATCGGGGTCTCCGCTGCTGCGGCTCGGCCCGGCCTGAAGTTGACAGCCGTCAACTGGAGCACGCATGCCGATCAAGGAAGAGGACACCCGGCGCCGGTTTCACCTCGAGCCCGATACCATGCTGTCGCGGTTTGTGATGTCGGACCGGCCGGTCGACATCATCCAAGGACCGCTCGGCGCCGGCAAAACCCAGGCCCTGTGCGCGCGGATCATGCGGCACATCCAGCAGCAGCGCGTCAGCAAGATCACCGGCAAGCGCATGAGCCGCTGGGCGATCATACGGAACACGTACACCGAGGTGCGCACCACCACGATGAAAACGTGGCGCGAGCTCGTGCCCGAGGAGATCTACGGTCCGATCACCGGCTCGCCGCCACCGACCCACAGGCTGCGCTTCGCCGACATCGATGCCGAGGTCATGTTCATGGGCCTCGATCGCGAGGTCGACTTGCACAGATTGCGGTCGATGGAGTTCACCGGCATCGCCTGGAACGAGCTGCCGTTCATCCCGAAAATCCTGTTCGACGAGGGCATGGGCCGTCTGCGCTGGCCTGGCCCCGACCACGGCGGCTCCGAGTGGCACGGCATGATCGCCGACGCCAACGCCCCGGACGAGGACCACTGGCTCGCCATCATGACCGGTCAGGTGCCGATGCCGCCGAACCTCACCGACGACGAGCGCAAGGAGTACCAGTGGCCGGACTACTGGGGGTTCTGGAAGCAGCCGCCGGCCGTGCTCGAGACCCGCGACGGGGCAGGGGTGCTCACCGGCTACGAGGTTAACCCCTACGCCGAGAACCTCGCCAACCTGCGCAAGGAATACTACCCGGAGACCTGGCGGGCGAAGAAAAAGTCCTGGATCGACAGCCGGCTGCGCAACGAAATTGCGCTGGTGGTTGATGGCTCCGCGGTCTGGCCGCAGTTCTCGATCGATACGCATTGCTCGCTGACGCCGCTGCGCCCGGTCGGCAGCCACACCGTCGTGGTCGGCCTCGACTTCGGGAGGCAGCCGGCCGCCGTGTTCATGCAGGAGATCAACAACCGAGTCATGGTGCAGTACGAGCTGCTCGGCTGGAACGAGGGCGCGGTGACATTCGCCCCCAAGGTCTCACAGTTCATTGCAACACATTACGACAACTTCGACGTCGAGTTTTACGGCGATCCCAAGGGCCAGGACAAAGGGCAAGCCGATGAGAGGACCGCCTACGACATATTCCAGGCCCACGGCATGGCGGTGCGGCCGCCGCCGGGGCTCAAGCAAAACATGATCTCGACCAGAGTCGAGGCGGTGACCTCGCTGCTGACGTCGATGTCGGACGGCAAGCCGCGGTTCTGCCTCTCGCCGATGTGCCGGACGCTCAAGCTCGGCATGGCCGGCCGCTACCACCTCGTCAAGGAGGAGGACGGGGAGCTCAATCCGAAGAAGGATAAGTACAGCCACGTTTGTGACGCGCTGCAGTATGGTTGCCTCGGGCTAGGCGAGGGCAGCCGCATGATCGGCGGCATGGCGATCGGCGCGATGAAGCCGGCCAAGATCTACACGGGGCGCAAGTCGATGCGGAGGGTGGTGGCGTGATGAAGATGAAAACAGGGAGGTCCAAATGTGCTGCCTGACGTGTAACTACTTTGAAGCGACTGAGCCGCCTGATCACAAGGCCGCACGCGAGGCTGGACGCTGTGCGGGGAGTTGCGGAAACAAATGGGATTGGCACACCATTTTTCGGTACGTGCAGAACCACAATGAGCCGCTGAAGGGTGTTTGCCGGTTAAATCCTGTCCGCACACCCGTGGTTCCGTGGGACGTTTGCGCACAGCATCATCCGGTCGTGGGTAAAGATTACAGCGCTTGGAACATCAGGGCTTTTGATCCTGACCGCGACCATGGCCTGGTGGAGTGGGCAATTGCTCAGTACACTAGGCTGAAGCGACGTCAGCTTTCTTGGGAGGTGACGCGGAGGACATATCTCGAAGAGCAGAATAGCGAGCTGCGCCAGAAATTGACTGCTGCGCGCAAGCGCTCTGCGAGCCGCTTGGCGAGACTGCAGAAGCTTCAGAAAAACAACAAGCCGAAGCCTGAGCCACAGCTGCCAGAGCCCCATCAGTTGAGGTTGGTGGCGGCGGAATAAGGATCGCGGCATGACATTCGACCGGGATGCTGAAGGGCTGTTCGGACCCGACGGCCTATTTGTGGTCTCCGCGACCGACGCCATCCAGGCGGCCATGGAGAGCTACCTGCACAAGTACTTCGGCGAGTCCTGCGAGAAGTTCGACGGGTGCCCTGCCTGCGAGGGGTGGAAGCGCTACCACGACTTTGCGAATTACATCTGCGATGCCGTCGAACCTATCGCCCAAATCGAAGCCGGCAAGGTCACGGAGTTCGACCCGACCGCCGGGGATGCTTAGGCCGCAAACTCCGGGACCATCGCCTGCAGGTCGTCGTTCGACAGCACTTCCTTGGTCATGTGGTTGCCGACCTTCATGGCGATCACGACCCAAATCCCGCCGATCAGCTGGACCTCCGGCCCCGTGCAGTCCCCCAGGAGCTTGCCGTTGGGCATCTTGAAGTCCAGCCGCAGCATGTTCTTGAGCCACTCGCGCTGGCTGCGCTCGGCGGCCTCCGCGGCTGCTGCTTCCTCGGCTGCTTTCTGCTCTGCTGTTTTCGTTGAGCGCACAGGCCGCAGCCGGGTGAGGGCATACAGCCACACCTCGCCCACCGGCTCTTCGCCCTCGTCCTCGCAGGCGGCGCGCCATTCGTTGGCAAGCCGTTCGTTGTTAGCGTTCGGGTACTGCGCGCAGACGCTGTTCAGCAGCTCTCTCATGGTGCGAGTCCGGCGATCCGTTCCGGTGTGACCTGATGTTTGCTCATGTGTCTGTGTACCTAGCATGATGTCCTCCTCAGTTAGATCAGCACTTCCATGCCGATGTTTTTCAAGATTTTTAAGGCGATCCTTCGTTTTTCATACCACGTGGAACCCTTCGGCAGATCGAGCGTAAGACCAAGTTGGTCCAGTAACTTAAGCGCGACTTTTCCTGCGTATGCGCCGCGGCGGTGCGACTCTCTGTCGTGACGCATGATCTTCTCCCGATTCCTTTCAAAATAACGACGGGCACATTCTTTCCTTCCCGCGTAGTTTGAACCGCGAAGTTTGTTTTTCCCCAAGTTTCTGTAGTAGCCGAGACGTCCATTTTCTCTAATACACATCACGCAGCCGCCCAACAAAACTCGTTCAGCCACATGCCCGTTCTTGCATGGCTTCCCGGTAAAATACCGCTTCAGTCCGCGCTCCAATGCTTCTTGTTTGGAAACAATCCTGGAGGCTAGCTCTGGATGGTCGGCTTGGAAAACTCGTCGCCGCTCTGCCGCTATTTGTGCGGCTACCTCGCGTCTACAACGATTGTATTCTTGGCGTGTCGCGCGATATCTCTCCATGTTCCTTGTGCGCCAGTCGAGTGCCTGCTTTATTCTCTTTTCTCGGTTCTCGGCGTATCGGCGACGACTATTTGCTTTTGCCTTTTCATAGCGTAAGGGATCTTGGTACAACTTGGCACGCTGTCGCCTCCGGTACTCTTTCATCTTTTCTGGGTTTTTTGCTACCCAATCGCGTTCATATTTTCTATGGCTTTCCCAATTCTTGGCGCGCCGGTTACGGGCGAGCATTAACTGTCTTTCTCGATACGCTGGAGCGCGCCGCGCCGTGTCTTCTGATATGCACTTTATGCAGCCGGGGCTTGATGAATACCTCTCTGCCACATGCCCGCGCTTGCACGGCACCCCCGTGAAGTACCGCTTCAGCCCTCGCGCCAGGGCCTCCTGCCGGGAGATCAGGTCAGGCATTAGCCAATCCTTGGGTTTTCCTGTGCCCACTGCGCCCATCGCGTGATGGACACCTTCACGTCCGCCAGCGTGGCTGCTTTCCAGTCATAGTACTTCCCGTCGAAGTATCGCGCCTTGTCGGTTACGGCCATCGTTTCGGCATCTCCGGCGATGCAAAGGACGCTCAGGCGTTTGGCCCGGCTCAACCGCGAGAACAGGATGTGCTGGCCGATGGGCAGCCGGATGGGACGCTCCTTCCATTCGAGGAGCAGCGCGTTGCCGCTCAGCTCGACGATGCCGTCGACATCGGAGAACGAGTTTCTCCCTGGCAGGCAATTGTAGAAGGCTTCGAAATTAACCCTGTGCTTCTTGTTAAAGCAGCCGCGTTCACCGCAGTCCCATTGCATCGGGTTGAAGCCGCGGACCGTCATGACATCACTACGAACCCGATTGTTTCGAACACGGCTTTGAATTGAAGGGGTAGGTTGCCGAAATAGAAGAAGGCCTGACCCTGAGTAGGGGCGCTGCGCTCACCATGCGGGTCAATGAATTTAATTCGCCCGGTCGTGAAGCAGATGGCACTGGCATGCTTGGCGCCGAGCGCAAACCACTCGGTGTCGGTGCTGTTGTTCGTCACCATCACGGCACCGGCGACGCGGCCCCTGGCGTGCTCCTCCACCATCTTTTGCATGAAATTGGCTATGTGCGGCTGCGCGTAGGGCGGATTGAGAAACACGCGCCCGCGCCATTCCTTGGAAAGCCCATCATCAGCCTTGGTGAAGTAGTTGGTTGCCTTCACCGTCTCCTGGGCCACGGCGCTGCTTGCTGGATCCAGGTCGATTTCGCCGAGCACCTCGCGGACGAGGTCGACATATTCGCGCGGCGTGTACCACTCGACCTCGCCGGTATATTCGGCGCGCGGATATCGTGGGGCGCTCGTGGTGCTGTTCTCGGCGGAGGCCTTGGCGCGCTGCAGCTTCTCCTCGAATTTCTCTTCTGGAAGCCGGGCGAGGCCCTGCCAGCGGGAAGATTGGGTTTTGGTGACACCGAGATCATCCAGGCGCGGAGCCAATGGTTGCGGCCTGCTACCATTGCCGCCGCTGGCGTCGCCTGCCTTCTGGCGCCCACCGTTCTCCCTCAGCTCGATCAGCAGTGCACCGCCCTTGCGCTCGGCCCGGTAGCGGATCTCCGTGGCGTAGCCGATGAGTTCCGTATCCTTCGCCTGGGCCGCATATGCCATCATAGCGACGGCCTTGTCGCGGATGTCCTTCACCTCGTCGACCCGGGTGGCGGCGGCGAGTGCCTTCTTCGCCGCCGAATACCGGATGAGCTGAGTTGTTCTCATCTCTGGAGTCTTATGTTCCCGTTGGCCTAAGAGTGGCCGCTTGCTTTTCCGCGTCGCGCTTCTTGTTCTTCTGATCCTTGGCCCAAGCCATGACGTTCATTCTGCGGACCGCAGAATTGACTTGGCGCCTGCCTTCCTCCCAGACCTTGAATGAGCCGATCATCCCGGCAAATATTTCATCTTTGGTGCCCTTCCTGCGAAGGTTGTCTGCGGCGAGATTTACCCCGTCTAGACCTTCGTCAGTTTTGGTTCCTTCGTCATTCAGAACGGCGCGGAGGAAGGTTTCAACGACGTCGTATGGACGATAGCGTAGGAGCAGGAGAGACGCGGAAAAGAACCCCCGAGTAAACGGCCTTGCCTCCTTGATGACTGGCGCGAGGGATGTGTTGAGGATCTGGTCGAGATCCATCAGCTCGTTGGTCCATTCTTTCAAGATCAGCTCAACCTTAACTGATTTGTCGACCGACCACCTATCTAAGTTGTGGATGCTATATGCATCTTGAACGGCTCCCTGCCACGTTCCGCCCTTGAGCGCCTTCGACCCGGGTTTCCAGTCCTCCAGGCCGGGGGTCATGTTCCTGGCCCGGTACATGTAGTCTTTGGATGTCCAGGCGGCCTCACGACTGTCGTGATAAAGCATACGTTCGCGCACTTCGGTTTCATCGGACATTTCGTAGATAGTGGCCCGCACTGTCTCTGGCACTTTGTCTGACAGACGGCAGGACCAGACCTGACGTCTGGTGTTTCCGGTCATCGATCGCTGTTCTTTCCCTCCTTCACGGTTAGTGTATTCGGCCACCTCGACTTGAAGGTGTTCCGGGATGAGCTTGTGCAGATGTGTGGCCCTCGCTGCCCGTCCTTCGCTGTCCCGATGGCCAGGCGCCGGTTTCATCGTCATAAACTCTTCGATGGCGAAGTCAGCGAAGCGAATGCCGGTAAGGTGCGTCATGGAGATCCTCCTTGTTGGGTTATTTGCAGCGCGATTAGGACCAGCCGTCGGATGGCCTCTGCGCGGGAAGGCTCGTCTTCCTGCTTGGCGCCCCAGGCCTCGATTTTTTTGATGTGCGACTCATGCCAGCGCACGCCGATCTGTCTGCCGCGCCCTGTTGTTTTTGGGCGGCCTCGCCTAGGTTTAGTGGTATCCCGAATTGCGAGCACAAAATATATGGTAACTAAGATGAGTCGCCTGTCAACCTCAATAAAGACCCGCGATAAATTGGTATCACAAATTGTTATGTTGGAGAATGGAACTCAATGGGCCAGCCCATCCCCACTAACGCCGCCGGTTCCCCAACCCGCTGGCTCGTAGTCTTCGACCGCCGCGCCGCGACCTGGTGGGCCGACCTCGTCGCGTTCGGCCGACGCAAGCATGTGAGGTGCTTCCGGTGGGTGAAGGAATGCGATTGCGCGCTGTTCTTCGACTGCCAATTCAGCGGCACATTCATCCACGTTCTTTGTGAAGACGAGGCCATCCAGTTGATGGGGGAATGGATGGCCGACGCGGACGTGCTCCAGATTGAGGTGGCCCCGTCGCACTCGGGGCCTCGCCGACAACGCCTCCTAGCACCATCGCCTCTGCTCTGTACCACATCGGTTGCCCGTCTGCTCGGCCTGCCGTGTGCGTTGCGGCCTGATGCGCTCTACCGCCAGTGTTTGCGCCACGGTGCAACCATTGTGCAGGTGGCCCATGGCGCTGATAACATTGACCATCAACGATCCCGGGCTTGATAAAAAGTCCTCCGAGGTCGCTTTTCTCAACCACTGCCTGATGACTGCGATCAAAGAAATTGGCCGCGGCAACGGCACGGTTACCGCCGGAACGATTGTCGGCATGAACTCGGCCGGTGTGCCCAACTCGGCGCTCGGCAGCTGGACCTATATTTCTTCGGCGACTAAACCCTGATGGGCAGCCCCTTCAAGCCGCCCGCGCCGCCGCCCGATCCGCAGCTTGCCCAACTGCAGCGGACCGCAGCCCAGCAGCAGACCGCCGCGCTCCAGGGTGAGGCTGCCGGCGACACCGCCTCGCTGCTCGCCCGCTACGGCGCGATCATTGGACTGTCCAATGCGTCCCGCGGTTCGTCGCCGTCATCGTCGCCATTCGGCATGTTCGGCAGCGCCCTCGGTTCGTCGGGCGGCATATTTGGACGACGCTGATGTTGGCCATCACTCCACCCGAAGAGCGCGGACGCGGCGACGAGACGAGCGATCTCGAAAAGGAGGCCCTTGACCGTCTGCGTGCCGCGAGGACGTGGAAAAGCTTTTTCGAACTCGACATGAAGGAAATGTATTTTCTGTCCGCGCCTCACAGGCAGCGGCAGATTTCTTCCGCGACGGCGCCGGGCCAGCAACGGTGGATGGATTATCCGGAACTGCAGACCTCGGTTGGCTTCGACATCGTCGGCGAGTTCGTCACCGAGGTCGTCAACACCTTCATGCCCGAGGCGCAGCAATGGTGCGAGCGCGGCCGCGGCATGTTCGTTCCGCCGCAGGTGTGGGACCAGGTCAAGGATCAGGTCTACGACGATGACCTCGTAATCTTCGAGGCGATCAAAGCATCGAACTTCTACAGCGAAATTCCGAAGGCCTATAACCCCGATCTCGCAGTCGGCCTCACCGGCCTGTGGGTCGATGTCCCCTATGTCGGCGCGCCCATCACCTGCCAGGCAATTCCGATCCGTGAATGCGAGGTCAACCTCGGCCCCTATGGCGAGATCGACGATCGGTTCGCCGTGCGCTGGCCGCGCACGCCTTATGTGCGCAGACTGATCGGCGAGGAGATCTGGGACAAGGTCGACTCTGAAACGCGCCGCTCCATCGAGGATGCGCAGATTTCTCAGCTGCACCAGGTCGTGTTCGGCTTCTGGCGCGACTGGAGTGAGACCGGCACCGAGACCTGGCAGCACACCATTCTGCTCCGCAACAAGCTAATCCACAGCGTCAAGATCCGCGGCGAGGGCTGCTGCCCGCTGCTGATCACGCGGTTCAACCCGACGGCGGATTGGCCGTGGGGTATGGGGCCGCTCTATCAAACGCTGCCGGATCTGCGTCAGGTCGATGAGCTTGAGGGCCGCAAGATCGAGGGCATTGGCCGCAACATCAATCCGCCGATCACCTATCCGTCCGACTCATTCACGAATATCGAGCAGGGCATCGAGGACGGTATGGCCTATCCGATCCGCATGGGATCGGAAGGGGCGGTGAAGCCGATCTATCCGCCGATCGACATGGAGCCCGCCATCTACCAGCACGAGGAGATGGAACACCGGATGCGGAAACTGTTTTTCATTGATTTTCCGGAACAGTCCGGCGACACCCCGCCGACGCTCGGCCAGTGGCTCGACCAGATGGCGCGCGCACAGCGGCGCATCGGCACGCCGGGCATGGCGTACTTCCGCGAAGGCCCGATGCAGTATTTCCTGCGGTTCAAATATCTGCTCGAGCGCAGCGGCGTCATTCAGCGCCTGGTGAGCCGCAACGGGTCGTTGATCTCGACCCGCGCCATGAACCCGGCCCAACGCGCCGCCGAGCAGCAGGAGATTGCCCAGACCGTGCAGGCGATCCAGATCCTCGGCCAAGCATTCCCCGAAGAGTTCAAACTGCGCGTCGATGGTTTTGGCACCATGCAGGCGATCATCGCCAAGATGCGCGTCAAGCTTATCAAGTTCCGCAAGCCCGACGATGTCGCTGGTGCACTCGACCAGATCAGCAAGCTGATGGGCGGCCAGGCGCCGCAAGGTCAGCCGCAGCAGGCGGCGGGGCTGCCGTGACGGAGAAGTACAATGGATGATTACACAGATCGTGCCGCCAAAAAGAGCCTCATGAGCAGCGTGCCTACTCCGAGGCCCGATCCGAGAGACTTGAAGCATCCGGAAGATGCTCCGGAGGGATTGAAGGGGTCCGTCGACGCTTTACACAGCCAACTGGAGAGCATCCCTGTTCCAGCTCCAGATCCAAGAGGCTACGACTCCGGGTCGATGATGCGCAACTTCGGCAAATATCCGGCTTCATTTCCAGAAAAAGCTGCAGCTTTGGCTGGCGCCATAAGACAAATTTGGTTTGGCCGCAAAGAATAGGCCATCCCGTGATCTCCCACGACGACATGATCAAGGCGATCGATCGCATCGGCCGCACCGAAGACGGCGCGCTGCTCTACCTTTATCTGCAGCAGCGGCTTCAGGAAGTGCCGACCTCGACGCAACTGCGTGCGTTGCGGGTCGAAAATGGAAAACGAATGCTCGCGTCCGAATTGATGGACCTGTTGTCCAGAGGACTCGAGGAAAGTGCCAGAAGCCGCCGCAGCGACACCGTCGTCATCGCCCGCACCCCCGGGCGGACCGCCGTCGGCCACGGCCCCCCCCGCCGCCTCGGCATCGCCGCCGACATCGCCGCCGGCCGCGTCCCCTCCGAGTTCGACACCGACCAGCCCACCGGTCCCTTCGGCTTCGGCCAGACCTGACTGGGCGCCGGAAGCGTTTTGGGACGCCGGTAAAGGCGAGGTCAAAGGCGAGGATCTGCGCAAGGCCTTTGACGATTTAACCGCGTTCAAGGCCGCTGCTGACTCAAAGCAGTTATCTGTACCCAAGCCCGGCGAGTACAAGCTCGAGTTTGCCAAGGACTACGTCCTGCCGCAGGGCACCGAGTGGAAATGGGACGAAAATAGTCCATTGCTCGCTCAGGTCCGCGAGTTCGCATCCGCCTCGGGGATGAGCCAGGACACCTTCTCCAAGCTGCTCGGCCTGCACGCCGCCTCCCGCATCAACGAGGATCAGGCCTTCTTGACCGCCAAGGCGGCTGAGGTCGCCAAGCTCGGCGAGAACGCCAATGCGCGCGTCGACAGCGTCAAGACCTGGCTCAAAGCCATGGGCGGCGAGCACTTCGACTCCCTCGTCCGCGTGCTCGACATGGCGCCGTCGGCCGCCACCGTGCGCGGCCTCGAGACGCTGATGCAGCGCTACGTCAGCCAGGGCGGCGGCTCATTCAACGGCGCCCATCGCGAGCCAGTCATTCCCGGAAAAATCTCCGACGCCGAGTACGGGAAACTCACCTACGCGGAACGCATCGAATATGCGTCGAAGTTTCCGCAACAGCCCAGCGCTCGGTAATTAAAGGGGTCGAGCTATGCCTCTCAGTAATCTGATCACCGTCGCCGAATATGCAAAGTCCTTCGCCAATGAGGACATCCGGCGCCCTCCAATCGAAATGTTTGCGCGCTCGACCGACGTGTTCGAGGCGATGCCGTTCGAGGGACTGAAGGGCTCGGTATTCCAATATTATCGCCAGGCGGTTTTGGCGACTCCGCAATTCCGCGCCATCAACGAGGCCTCGAGCTCCGGACACGGCATCATCACGCCGCTGCAGGAGCGCACCGCCATAATCGATCACGACGTTGACGTCGACCGCGCCATCGTCGACCGCCATGGCCCGGAACGGCGCGCATACGAAGAGCAGATGGGTTTAACGGCATTTGGACAATTATGGGCGACCACGTTTGTTAAAGGCGACGAGTCGACCAACGCCCGTGTTTTCAATGGCATGCAGATCAGGGCGAACAAGTACGGCCGCGACATACACAACACGAACGCATCCGGCGGCGCTGCGCTGTCGCTCGCCAACCTCGACATCGCTATCAATGCGGTGAACAAGCCGACTCATATTATCGCGCCATACCTTTCCCGCCCGCTGTGGATCCAACTCGCGCGCACGCAAACCCTGTCCGGCTTTGTGATGCAGGAGTTTGACATCGGCGGGAACAAGGGCGTCGGCGGCCTCAAGGCGAGCTATGCCGGCCTGACGTTCCTCTGGGGTTATCCGAAGGATGATCACCCCTACATGCTCGACTTCAACGAGGTCGCCAGCGGCGGCGGCTCCGCGGTGACGGCATCTCTCTATGTCGTCTCGTTCGGCGAGCAGCGCCTGCGCGGCCTGCAGCTGCGCCCGCTCGAGGTCCGCGATATCGGCCTGCTGCAGGACGGCAAGACCTACCGCACTCACATCAACTGGGACGTCGGAATGGTGGACGAGCACAAATACTGCATGTCCCGCCTCGACTCCTGGACCAACGCACCCATCGTTGCATAGGAGCGCGAGATGCCGTTCCCGAATGATCGCACTTATAGTTTTGACGCCAATTTGGCGCTCGCAGACGGC